AACACTTCCTGAGAAGTCAGTTGTCTTTTTCAAGAATATCATGTTAGCTTTAACAGTAGTATTCCACTGATTGTTCTCTATGGTATTGCTTAAACCTACTACAACAAATCCTACTTTATTTATGTGATCTGCTCCTAAACCTCTTACTCCTTGAAGATTACGATTATTATAAGTGTATGGAAGTAATTCTTGAGGTATAGTAAAAGCTTGTCCCATAGTAAAACCTGATATGCCGTCTGTTGTAAAATTAACAGACACAGGTATCATTGTTGAAGCTCTAGTAGCATAGTCATCATTTTTTATCTTACTCATCTTTTCGATGTAGTAATTCGTAGCATGTGATACGTTTGCTTCAGATGGGTTTATCTTACTATAAAAGTCAGATATAGTTTGATTAAATTGTATAGCAGATGCTTTTACAGCGTCTAGATCTGTTTTTGAACTACCTGTTACATCTCCTTTGATTGGTATGTACCTATCTTTATAACTAGTATTAATGAATCCAAAGTTATCACCATTAGTAGATAGAGTTGCTTTATTAGCAACATCTGCATTTGCTGATATTGCAATCATGTTACTTAACTTACTACTAATCTCAGTCTTGATTTCTAAGCTTTTTGCTATACTAGATTTGCCTACTAAAGGAATTAAATCTACGTTGTCAGGAGGAGGGTTAGGAGATAAAATCGTCTCTCCTTGTAAAGGAGGCATCACTTGATCGTCTACTATCTGGAACGTATTTCCTCCATCGTTATAAGCAAGTCTAAGTGCATTAAAGTTACCTAAGTATTTGTTAACGTCAGATATAACTTGCTCTAAGAATGGCTTCAAATATATGTTGTTTGTACCATCTTTTAAACTATAGTCTCTAACTAACTTAACTAGATAGTCAATGTTTAAAAGAATGTTCATCAATTTACCTCTGTAAATATTGTTGTTATTTTCGTCAAACTTTATCTTAGGTATTTGTGGAGATAGAAGATCATCAGGTCGTATTTTAAATAAAGGAGTATTTTCATTACTTCCTGATAAAGGTGCTATAGCAGTCTTTTCTTTAGTCAATAAATTATCTGAAAATAGTGCTTGATAATCTTTAAACCCTCCTTCAAAAGGAATTAACGTAACCCATGGATTTGTACTAAGTTGTTTTGCGTTACTTAAAAAGAAGTTTAAGTTAGGATTAAAATCTATGTATACTAAAGGAGTTTGAGCAGTCGAATCTTTAGTATCATAAATAGTACAATTATGATTCAAGATCATTAGCAAAAGTCCTAAAGGAATATATACTGGGTGATTTGTAGATGTTCCTTTTATGATCTCCTGGTTTATTTGATAAGGAACAACATACGCATTTAATAGTTCTTTAAAATTAACTTTCTTACCAGATAAGTTTTCAAAGTTGGCTCTACCTGCCATCAACTCAGTTGCAAACCCATATTTAGATTGTATATTGAATCTTTCTTGTGGGTTTTTAGGGTCTTGATCTACAATGCTGTCATCTATAAGTTTTTCAATAATATTAGAAAATATACCATTAGAAAATATTTGTTTATAGAAAGCAATTCCTCCTTGAGTTTTATCTTCTTTATCATATATCTTTAGTGTATAAACTATTCTTCCAATTTCTAAATCTGGTTTTGTTGTTTTATTTATAGCTCTATTAAGAGCATGAACTTGAATTGTTCTAAGTGTTAACTCTAAACCAGATTGAGATTCTAATGCTTGTTTTATCTGAGTTATAGAATTGTCTTGACCTCCGTTTGTTTGTTCTTCAGTAGTAGTTTGTTGTTGATTCTGGGCGGCTATGCCGGATTGAACTCTTTTAAAATCAGGAGATTCAGGCCCTCTAACAATATCATTTATTAAAGCAGTATCTGTTATATTTAATGTCACTTTTACACTGACTGGTACTTTTCCTATTTGTGGAGAGGTTGTACTCCTTTCTATATCAGCTGTTGTTACTTTTACTTGATCATCAACTTGTATTGTTAAGTTTATGCTTAAAGTTAAAATTGGAAACTTTGATATTTTTCTATCTGTGTCAGTTAAAGAATTAGCATCAGGAAAATTTTGTCCTCTAAATTGTGGTTGATTAGAAGTTACTGGGACTATGGTTAAAGAATCTATGTTAAAAGATGTGTTTGGTTGCTCTCTTAACTTTTTTATTGCTTCAATATAAACCTGTTTAGTATCAACATTATCTCCATCAAATTTTTTATTTGTTGTATCAAATTCTAAAAATATGCTTGTAGGATAAGAAGATCCTCTAGCGCCTTTATAAGAAAAAACTAATGGATATCTTTTTATATTGCTTCTACCTGTTTCAGAAGGAAATTTTGACACAGATGTTGCATACATAGAATCTTCAATAGTGGCATTATTTAAATACGTAGAAATTAACTGCTGAGTTCCAAATGGAACAGAAGACCTTGATGAGTTATTTACTTCAGTTTTATTTTCTGGTAAATTTAAAAATAAACTTAACTTCTCAAAAAACTTATTAGTGTTTATATCAGCAGATGTTACTAATTTTTTTACGTTATTTGTAGGCACTAAAGCACCAAGTCTAGGAATTATAAGTGACATTCCTCTATCACCTATTTCATAAAGATAATCAAAACTAGTAGCACTAGTTGCCTCAGAATTACCAATCCCAATAGATTGCGCAAGTTTTAATTGATCTGCTGCATCAGGCTCTTTGTCTTTTTGATTTTTTTTCTTATTTAAGTATCTGAGTATAGATACTTGTGAAGCCTCTTTTTTTAATCTCTCTTCTTCTGCTAATTTATCTGCAGCATCTTTTGCTGCTCTTTCTTCAGCGGTAGCAATCTGTAAAAGAGTGTTATTATAGCGTCTAATCTCTTCTGCTAATATATTAGGAAGATCTTTTGGGTTATTGATCTTAATAGAATCTCCTAATACTCCTAAGCCCATTAACTTTATTGTACAATCATAACCACCATCTTGATTGTAAGTAAAATTAAAGTTAGTAACCATTCCAAGAAGCGCATCATAGTTGCCTTCTGACTCTCTAATGTTTGTACTTATCTGTATAGCTATCTCTTCTTTGGTAAGATTCTGTTTAAATGGATCTATTGAATACAGTTCTGTAGATTGTACTCTGTCACTATTTGACGGGTAGAAAAAGGTGCTCCCCCATTCTAAGAACATGGTAAAACCAAGCTTAAAATATAGTGCATCTATAATGTCTAGTTGAGACTTGTCCCAACATTTAAAGTTAATTGTAGCTGCTCTAAGTGAACCAAGTCTACCTTGTGTTTCAATGTTTACACTAGTAATACCTGGCATTGGTCTGTAACCATATCTTTGAATTTCATCATCTCCTAGTATACCATATGCACCATCTTTACCAAGTCCAGATCTTTGACCATAAGAATTATTTCCTAAATACTTTGATGTGCCTCCAAATAAAACAAACTCTTTGGCTAAGTCAGATGGGTTCTTTATGCTATCTCCTACAACTTTTTTAAAATAGTTAATATCAGCATCGTTTATAATATCAATAGAAGACACAAGTCTTACCCAAGCACTTTTATTTGCAAGGTATAAAATGTTGTCGTTATCTCTATTATCTTTAGATCCTTGTTGAGACCTAGTAGTTAATTGAGCTATTAACCATTGAGGGAGCTTCGTCCCTAAAATGTTAGATATTTTAGTAGTATCTAGACCTGCCATAACTATCTAGTTGCATTTACTATTTTGTAATTATTAATTGCTGATGCTAAGTCAACTGGGATGCGTAGTTGTGTTCCTGGCTCAACTACTAGTGAATCTCCTGGTAGTGAATTTGCTGATGCAATAACCCACCAAAAAGTTGAATCTCCATAAAAATCAAACGCTAACAGATCTAGACGATCTCCTAATACAGTAATGACATAATTGTCTTCATTAGTAGGAGGTATTTCAGGGTAAATATTATTCACATAGTACTCACTACCTGTCGCTTGATACTTTATTACATCTATATTTTGATATCTGTAGTTCATTAAGTCGTTCTAATATTATTAGGCGTTGAAGGAATTCTTGTTATAGGACTAGGAGGCGCAGGACTTTGTACAGCTCTAGCTATATCAGCAGCGGTAGCATTTCTACTTGTTACATTTTGTTCAACAAAAGATGGTTTGATAAATGTTGTAGGATCATCAGGAGAACTTTTTGGAACATTAGCTATCAAAGCTGCTACGTTTGAAGTTATAGTTTCTGTTTCTATAACTTCTTTTGTTGAAGATACATAATTTTCAGAATTGACACTACTTATACTACTTCTCTTAGGAAGCACATCAAGAATAGGTTTAAATGAAATAGATACATCTACTACTTGTGGTAGCTGTGCAATGTTTCCAGATTGATCATTCTCTAAGTTAATCTCCCAAGGCGTATTGTTGTCTACAGTAAAATTAACAGATTCTAAAAAGCCTGGTACACGATATAGGTAATCACCGATAGTAACACGAATTACAGGAGCTCTCATTATACCTTGTTTAGGACTATAGTCTGGGTAAACTTGGCTCATCAACATGTTTAGCTTATTATATAGAGGTCTAAGTTCTTCACGTGATTGAGCGGCTACTCTAAAAGAGAATCCTATCGTTCTATCGAATCCTTGATAAGTGTAAAAGTTTTCACCTCGACCAATATATTTAAAGGCATTTAATTGAGCACTATTAGTGTCATTGATACCTGCAGTTAAAAATGCTCTAAAGAATATTGCGGTTGAATAAGTTGGTGAATCGTTTGATATTGCTTCAAAAACAAACTTAATCAGATCTTGAGTATCTTCTTTAGTATCTGTAACTTCCCAAGGTGCTTGATCATTTCTAAACAAGAAAGGAAACAACAAGTTCATTCTGTCTTTTTTGTTGACAAAGAATCTATAGTCTACATTTTGTTGTTTAGTCCATGTGTTAGAGAATATAATACCTCCTGCTGCTTCATTAATCTTCTGTCTAAAGTCTTGTAACTCTGGGGCCGGATTGTTAAAGTTAGACTTTTGACTAAGTAGTTGATCATAGTTCATCGCAAAAGCAGAACGAAGCTTAGTCGTATCAACAACACGAGCTATAGTTGTAGTACCAATACCATAAACAGAACTAGGCCCTCCTAAATACTGGAAGATCATATTTCTGTTTAGTGATATACCTAGTGTGTTTACTAGATTGATGTCTGGAACGTTTACAGGGTTTACAAAAGGATCTCCTGTAGTCATCTTAAGAAGCATCAAGTTATAAAGCCTATTAGACGCTTTCTGGTCAGTTACATTTTGCTTGTTAACAATATCATAGTATTGCTTCTGGAAGTAATTAAATGGTACCAGGCCATGCCTAATAGCGTGTAAACCTGTTCCAGATACACCTACTTGTGCTAATGTATTTTCACCCAAGTTATACACTCTAGTATTTTCGATCAAACCTGGGATAGGAATTCCTTGTGGTATACCAAATAAAGTGTTTCCTGTTTCAATCTTAGGGTTAGATAGTTGTAGACCTACCTGCTTTTGTATAAATGCAGTGCCTCTTTTTTTATCTTCAAAGAATTTCCTGATTCTACTCTTATCGATCTTACTAGATACAGTAAAAGACTGTGTTCCTAGATTGAACTCTAATTGACCTCCTCTGATTGGATAGTCAAGGCCTCCAGTAGAACCTGCTCTATAAATAGGCTGAACATTACCAGTAGCATTCGGTGTATCAGGCATTATAGTCTGAATATAAGGAAGCCCTGATGAACCATATCCTGGTTGATCATTACCGAACCTAAGGTTCTTTAAGTTACTTTGTAGGTCTATTAGAGGCATCTAAATTATTATTTTCCTAGTTGGCCAAAATGTTTTTCAAAATATTCTTCAGACACAACTTTTTCTACAGATTTACCTGTTATAGGATCAACACTTACCATTACATATACTTTAGGCTCTCCACCAGGTCTTGCCATACTCATATTATCTGCTTGTGAACTTGCACCTCCACCTACTTCTTTTTTAGCAGATGCGCCTGAAATAGTATCTGGAACAGACCCGGCTAAGTTCATAGCTCTGATAGTATCACCGCCTCTACCTACCATTTCTATCAAGCTATCATCTATATCAATTCCTGGTAAGAAGTCTAACACCTTCATAACTCCAGAAGCAATTGATCCAAATATGTCAAATATTACAGCAAATGCATCTTGAACATAAGAAACAATTTTTTTAATATTAGATGGACTACTTAACCAATCAATTGCTCTTTCAACTAATGGAATTAATGGAGAGTTAGCTACGAAGTTTGCAATAGCTTCTTTGATTTTATCCATGAAGCCTGCAATCTTCTCTTGAGCAGATGCATTAACTAATGATTGATACGCTTCTTCTCCAATAGCTTTAGAAAGTTCTTTCTGTGTTTTATACCTCTCTAAACCTAAACGAAGTTGTTCTCTAGCGCTATCACCTTGTTTTGCTCCTAGTTTAGCAAGCATCTCTTGCTGTTTTAGCATCTCACCCATTTGATCACGACTCATACCAAATGCAGAAGCTAAAGACTCAGCTTGTATACGGTTTAATTTTAAAAAGTCGTTAGCAGAACCAACTTGATTAGTTATTTCTGAAGCAGCTGTAGCTAGATCGTTATTCAAAAAAGCTTCACGAGCCTTAGTTAGATTAATATCTTTACCAGTTAGTAGCTGAGCTTCAAACTCTTTTGATATAGATGATTCAAAGTCTAAAAAAGAATCTGCTAGTGAGTCAAGTTGTTTTAACTCCATACCCATAGCTTTAACAGTAACTAATGACTTAGTTAATTGGGCTGGGTATTTTGCAAAAGACAAACCTAAGTAACCACCTAGATTAGATGCTTCTTTAAGTACCTTCTGATAATTGAAGCTAATTCCTGTTGCTTGTTTTAAACCTACTACTTGTGCTAAAACAGATTTAGATATACTTTCACTAGACTGGCCAGTTATAACACTCGACTTAGCAATCTCTGCTCTTGTTTGTGCGTCTAGACCTGCTAGTTCTTTTAACTTTACGTTTGTTTCAAGAATTTGATCAGATAGCATGTTGTTAACACCTAACTCGTCTGATAATTCTTTTTGTGATTCAACAAGTCTTTCTATAGTAACTAACGCACTATTAGAATTTAAAGATATTTGCTGGAATCTATTAACTACTTCTTGAGCTTCTTGTTTAGATAATCCAACTGCACGACCAAATTTAACTGTTCTATCTTGAGCTTGTAAGCCTAGTTCTACTAAGCTCATGAAGCCTTTGACAATACCTCCTAAAGCCGTACCAATTAGAGGAAGCGCAGTTAGTGGATCAGAGAATGCTTCTTTTAAACCACCTGCACCAGCTTTACCTAACATTCGTAATTTATCAAAGAATGTCATCTTCTTTCCTTCAGCTTCAAGTTGTCTTGCTTTAGCAACCATTTGAGCATAGTACTCGTTTCCTACTCCTAGTTTATCTGAGAATAATTTAAATAAACCTCCTGTTAAACCAATTTGTTTATTAAGCTGTTTTTCTAATGCTAACTCTTTTTCACCTTCTTGAGTTTGTTGCTTAGCAATTTCAAGTTGCTTCTCTGCGGTATATAAAGATATTGATTCGACATTACCCCTACTTTTTAGAATAGCCATCATAGCTTTTTCTACGTCGTGCGTTTTACCTTGTGCTGCTAGCCTTTGCTTTTGTGCCTCTACAATATTCTTAACCTTGTCTAGATTATTTTTAGCAGAATCTGATGCTTCTTTCTCAAGGTCTCTTAACTTCTTTGATTCTAAAAACTCTTTTTGTCTGAGACGTAATAGCTCTTGATTAACTTGCTTTACGTTAATAGAATCCTTGTTTAATGAAGATAGTCTAGCCTCAATTTTGGCATAGCTAGTATCCATTCTCTTAAGATCAGAAATGGCATTTTTCAACAGGTTATTAAAGTCACCTTGATCATCTAATAATTGCTTTAGACTCTGCCTTAAAGCTTGTGGATCAGGCGTACCTTTACCTCCTAAATTAGGCCCTGTATTTTGATTTTCATTAGCCATTTACTGTACCTTGCTTACGAATAAATATTTACCTTTTCGTTTTTACCTTAGATACAAAGGTAGGCTCTTCTGACTTATTTTTCATAAAGTCAGGTAGTTTGATTTTGCTAGGATCTGTCTTCTCGGTTACTTTTTGCTGGCCTTCATTGCGCATCTCTTCAACCTTCTCTAGATATTCGTTGATCTTCTTGAGGTTAAACCTACGTTTAGGCACGTCCATATTCCAGACTTCGGAGTAAGTAAAGCCACCTCCACCATGATAGGTGAGCTCAAAACATTCTGTCATGAATGCGGACCTATAGTCCGCTCCCGGGAAAAAAGAACTCGGCCGACATAGGCATTGTAGTAGAAACCTCTGTGCCGTCTTTCATAGTAAAGCTAATAGACATGTCAACGTCTGGTGTTACCTTTTCAATCTCTTTACGAAGCTCGATTGAATCTCTAGATAAAAGGTATCCTTGATCAATAAAATCACGGACTGTCTTAACAGAGTATTCACCGTTTACAGATGTGATCTGGTGTTTAAGTCTAGTTGAAACGGCTCCGGCTTCTTGGCCTACAACCTTCTTCATACCTTTGATCTCTTCATCGATCTTCTTGTCGTCAGATACAGTAAGTACCTTGAAGGTAACCTCATTCTTAGAGTGTGGTAAAGTGAAGCTAAATTCGTTCTTACTGTCAAACTTAGACCAGTCTAACTCCTTGTACTTCAAGTTTTGTAGATCTATCTCTACTTTCTCGTCTTCACCTGTAGTTGGGTTAGGATATTTGAAAGAGTATTCCTTACCATAGGCTAGGATTCTAGCGGCTATCAGTAAGCCATTTCTGTCACCTAAGGTTAGGTCTTCGTAGTTGATAGGTGTTTTGATTAGGCTCTTGAGCATCTTCTCGATGGCGAGGCCCTGGCGAAGCAGGTTGACATTTGTAAGGATGTCTTCCTCTTTCGCTGTCATGTACTTCATTTCAACTTTTCCTGAAGATAGTGGGTTTTCTTTTGGGTATAACAGACCTTTAGAAGGTAGGTCGATCATTTCGGTCGGAACTGTAAACTTTTGGTCACTCATAAACTATTGTCTTTTATATATAAATATACAAACAATAAATTTACCAAAATAAAAAAAGCCCCAAGTAAATGGGGCCTTCTTGTAGGAGGTATAAAAGAGCGTATCAATAATTCAATACGCAATAGTCCATTCCGATAGACATAGTCAATTCAGTTGGATCTGATGTTGACCAGTCATAGTTACCAAAAGTAGCTTCTTTAATGAAAGCACCTTTGATAATCCACTCACTTACTATATCGCCAACAGGACCTAAAATAGATAAGTTAAGGTCTTTTTTGTAGAAGTCAGAGTAGCCATCACGACCAGTTACTGACTCGTGGTGTAGACGTACCCACTCGATCACAGCTTGTTGGCCAGAAGGAGAGATTGGGTTATAAAGAGATAAAGTCATATCACGCCATTCAGCTTTACCTTTAATCTTACGGTAAACATTGATGTGATCTAACTTGATCTCATTTAGAGTAACACCAGGAGCGTCTGCCTTCTTGATCATGTATGAAGGAATACCATCAATATACATGATAAAGCGGTTTGATACTGTAGGTTCAAACGCTGTGAACATTATTTCATTTGGATCCAATACTGGCATTGTATATGAGATTTAGTTTCTTACTTATAAATATTCAATAACTCAATTATTGTTTTTCTTCCTCTTCTTTATGCTTCTTCTCGTTAAGGCCTTCTTCCATTTTCTTGATCTTCATCTCAAGCATGTCTTTAACCTTCTTCAATTCTTCCATTGATCTTTCTTTCTTTTCACTAACAGCTTCATTCTTATTCCAAGCACCACCCATAGCTGACATACCTTGTTGGCTACCTTCTTTACCGAAAGACGCACCTTTTGATTTTAGGCAGTTTACGATAAGACCATCTCTGTCTAATTTAGGATCAGACTTCTTTTGTGCGTTAGCATCTTCAATACATGCTTTAACCACTTCTTTTGGTGCATTAACAAATGCTGGGCTATAGAAGATTTTATCAGAAGCAGCACGAAGTGTATCTAAGATACCTTCTTCTACTTGAGCTGTCTCTTCAACTTTATCTTTCTTTTCTTCCATTTTAGTCATGCCGTCTTTTGGAGTCTTCATCTTCTTTTCTTTGACGATCTCCATTCCAGCACCAAGATTGTGCTTGCCTTTCTTGGCTTCAGTTAGGGTCAATTGCTCTTTTACACTCTCGTATAAGTGAGCAGGAACTTTGATTCTGAGTACTGTATTATCGTTCATCGTAGGTTTGTTTTATATTATTGACCAAATGTTGCACCAGTTGGAAGAATGTTGAAGTCAAGTTGAATGAATTCAGCAGTCTTTGTTGGTTGTAGATAAATTGTACCAACTAATTGGTTACGATCTACTACATCTGGAGTGTTATTAGTTTCGTCCATTACAACTTGGAAGGCATATAGACCTTGACGCTGTTGTACAGACTCAAGATATGGATTAACTTGGCTCAAGAACTTGTTACGAGTTACTTGTGTATTTGGCTCGAACACGATCTGCTCACCTAATTGACCGATATATGATTTAAGAGCGATTAATAGACGACGTACATTTACACGATCAAGAGCAGACGGCTTCTGTTGAAGTGTCTTCTGACCATAGATAACTGTACCAACACCTGGGAAAGTGGCGATTGGGTTAACCTTTCCTTGATAAAGAAGGTTACGATCATTTACACCGATCTTTCTTTCTGGCTGAAGTACTGTAGATAGTGATCCACGGTTAAGACCTGCTGGAGCAAACCATTCTGCAGATACACGGTCGTTGTATTCATAAACAGCTGGTACTAATGTAGAAGCTGGAACGAAGTTAACTTTACCAGTCTCACGGCTACGGATTTGTACCCATGGCCAGTAAGTTGCACCGTATGAGTTGTCATAAGATACAGCTTCGTTAAGTA